AAAGCTGTGTCCCGATGCAGGTCTCCTCGGACCAGGGAAACCGCGCACAGACCGAGGCCCGTGAAGAGGCCAAGCAGCGCGTGGCCGACCCCTTGAGCCGGTTCGACGTGATCCTGGACGCCTTGCCGGGACAGGTTGCGAGGCTCCGGTGACCCCGGACGTCGAATACCGCTTGCCCGAGACGGTGCCGGAGCTGTTCTCGCTCTGCAGTCTGGTCCGCCAGCTGCACGAAGATGCGCACTGGTCGATTGCTCCCTACGATGCCGAACGTGCGATGATCCTCGCCCTGCGCTGGGCCGGTCGCGACGGGATTGCGCGCACCTCGCCGGACAAGGCCTTTCTCTGCTGCGCAATCCACGACGGGCTTGTGCTAGGTGCCTCTGCTGCTACTATTGTTCCTGCGCAACTCAGCCCGGGATTGATTGCATGGTCGGAGTTGATCTATGTCGGCAAGCCGTGGCGACGGGGCAGGATCGGCCCCAACCTTCTTCGCCGCACCGTTGAATGGGCTCGAACCACCGGGGCCGTTTCCTTCCTGTTCTCCATGTCCTCGCACGATGATCCTCGCGACCCTGTCCTGATGAAGAGGTTCGGGTTTCGTCCGACGGGCATGAACTACGTCCGCGAGCTGGCCGACCGATGAAGGATGTCCTCCAGCATGTGTCCGAGGACAAGCTCAAGCAGCTTGTCGGCCTGCTTTCGGCCCATTCCCGCGCGGGCAAGCGCGAACTGGCCTCGGCCAGTTTCATGACTTTCGTTCGCACGGTCTACGACGGCTTCATCGTCGGAGAGCACCACAAGATCATGGGCGAGGCGTTCGAGCGCATCGCCAACGGCGAACTGAAACGCCTCATCATCAACATGCCGCCTCGGCACACCAAGTCCGAGTTCGCTTCCTACCTGCTTCCGGCCTGGCTGCTGGGCCGCAACCCGAAGCTGCAGGTCATCCAGACCAACCACAACACCGAGTTGGCAACGCGGTTCGGCAGGAAGGTCCGCGACCTTGTGGCCACCCCGATCTATCAGACCATCTTCCCGCGAACCCAGCTGCGCGAGGACTCCAAGGCAGCGGGCAGGTGGCTCACGTCCGAGGGCGGAGAGTACTATGCCGCGGGCGTTGGGGCCGCGGTGACCGGTCGTGGGGCCGATGTCTTCATCATCGACGACCCGCACTCCGAGCAGGATGCCCTGTCCTCGTCGGCCTTCGACCAAACCTACGAGTGGTACACCTCCGGGCCCCGGCAGCGGCTGCAGCCCGGCGCGGCGATCGTCATCGTGATGACGCGCTGGGGGCTCAAGGACCTGACTGGCCGGCTCCTGCGGGCGTCCCGAGACCCGGCGGCGGACCAGTGGGAGGTCATCCAGCTGCCGGCGATCCTGCCGTCCGGAGAGCCGCTCTGGCCGGAGTTCTGGAGCTTGTCAAGCCTGCTGACCGTCAAGGCGTCGTTGCCCAACCACAAGTGGGCCTCGCAATGGCAGCAGGACCCCATGTCCGAGGAAAGCGTCATCATCAAGCGGACGTGGTGGCGCGACTGGCCACAACGCACAACCCCGGACTTGAAGTATGTCCTGCAGTCCTATGACACGGCGATGTCTTCGCAGGAGACGGCCAACTACTCTGCCGTGACCACTTGGGGCGTCTTCGAGCCCGAGAAAGGCAAGGGCGACCAGCTGTTGTTGCTTGATGCCAAGAAGGGTCGGTGGGACTTCCCGGACCTGAAAAAAGAAGCCCTTCGGCAAAACCGGAAATGGAACCCGGACCTTGTGCTGATCGAGGCCAAGGCCAGCGGTCAGCCGCTGGCGGCCGAACTTCTCCGTCTTGGCCTGCCGGTGGCCACCTATACCCCGGCACGTGGACGAGACAAGGTCACGCGGATGAACCTCGTGGCCCCGCTTTTCGAGGCCGGACGGGTGTGGGCCCCGCTCGACGAGGGCTTTGCCAAGGAGGTCATTGACGAGGTTTCGTCGTTTCCCGCTGGCGAGTTCGATGACTATTGCGATACAGTCTCGCTCGCGCTCAACCGGTTCCGGCAAGGCGGGCTCATAACGCTGCCGTCGGACGCCCGGGATGAGGATGACGAAGACAGCGTATGGCAACGCCGGCAGGCTCTTCGCCGGGGGCAGGAGTACTACTGATGGCCACGGTCGAGAAGACGTTGTTTCCTGCCCCGCTCGGCATGGAGAGTGACCCCGATCTGATTCCGGAAGGCTTTGTCGGCACCACGGAAGAGGATCTCGTGATCGAGGTCGAGGGCGAAGACGGAGAGTTCCTGCCCCTCGATGCGCCCAAGGAAGAAGTGCCCGCCGGAATCCCCGCCGGGATTCCCCACGACGCGAACCTGGCGCTGTTTCTGCCGGAAGACGACCTGAAGACCATTGCCCTCGAGCTGTTGCAGCAGGTTGAGTCCGACCTGCTTTCGCGGAAGGAGTGGGAAGACGATCTCGCCCGGGGCTACAAGCTGCTCGGGCTTGAGTACGAGGACCGGGACTTTCCTTTCGAGGGGTCTTCCGGTGTGTACCACAGCCTGCTGATGGAAGCTGTGGTCCAGTTCCAGGCCAATGCTTTCAAGGAACTCTTGCCTGCGGCCGGTCCGGCACGCACTGCGGTCATGGGGGCCAAGACCCCCGAGAAGCTGGCGCGTGCCGAGCGGATCAAGGAGTACATGAACCTCCTGATGACCGACACGATGGACGAGTACGGCCCGGTCATGGACCGGCTCCTGATGTGGCTTCCGGTCAAGGGGTCCTCCTTCAAGAAGATCTTCTACGACCGCATGCTTGGTCGCCCCCGGAGCAGCTATGTCCCTGCCGACGATCTGATCGTCCCCTACAATACCGAGAACCTGTCGACTGCGGTGCGGATCACACATCGCTACCGTGAAAGCCTGTCGACGCTCGAACGGCGACAGGCGGCCGGGGAACTGCGCGCGGTGAACCTCTCCGAGATCGGCGGAAATCCCGAAGATCGGTCTCCGGTGCGGGAACAGGAGGACAAGCTGTCCGGGGCTGAGCCCCCTGTCGACAGCGAAGATCGCCTGCTCTACGAGATCCACGTTCATCTCAACCTTCCCGGCGACGAGCAGGTGGTTGAGGGCCCGACCGGCGCGTCCTACATGCCCGCGCCCTATGTCGTTCTCGTCGACACGACGTCGCAGGAGATCCTGTCGATCCAGCGCAACTGGGCCGAGGACGATCCGCGGCGCAACCGGATCGACTGGTTCGCCCATTACCTCTTCATGCCCGGGACGGGGTTCTACGGTTTCAGCCTGCTGCATTTGCTGGGGGGCCTGTCGAAGGCATCGACGGGCATTCTGCGGCAGCTGATCGACTCGGGGACCCTTGCCAACCTGCAGGGCGGCTTCAAGGCACGGGGCATGAACATCCGTGACCCGGAAAAGCCCATTGCGCCCGGGGAGTTCCGCGATGTCGACGTGGCCGGCGGCAGTGTCCGGGACGCCATCCTTCCCTTGCCCTACAAGGAGCCGTCGCAGACCCTCGTCCAGCTCCTGGGCTTTCTGGCCTCCGACGGGCGGCGCTTCACCACCCTCATCGACGACAATCTGGCTGCGGCCAACAAGGAGACCCCGACTGGCACGACGATGGCGCTGCTCGAGCGTGGCCTGAAGGTCATGTCGGCAATCCATCGCCGACTCTACGGTGCGATGCGGCTCGAGTTCCGGCTTCTTCGCCGGGTCGTGAGGGAGAACCTGCCGGAGGCGTATCCCTATACCGTTGCCGGTCAGGAGCCGACGATCGTTCGCGAGGACTTTTCCGACGATCTCGAGATCATCCCGGTCGCCGACCCGGACATCTTCTCCATGGCGCAGCGGATCACCCTTGCGCAGACCCAGCTCCAGTTGGCGCAGGCAGCGCCCGAGCTGCACGATCTGCGCGAGGCATACCGCCGGATGTACGAGGCGCTGGGCACGGAGGACATCGAGGCGCTTCTGCCTCCGGCCCCGGAGCCGAAGCCTCTCGACCCTGCGATGGAGGCCGGCCTTCTCCTTCTGTCGCAGATCCCGCAGGCGTTCCCGCAGCAGGACCACGAAGCGCATATTGCGGCCCATCTTGCCCTTTACGACCTGTGGGTCGTGGGGTCAACGCCTCCGGTCATGGGGGCCATCGTCGGGCATGTCTTGCAGCACTTGTCCTTCATGGCGCGGATGATGGTCGATGCCCAGCTGGCCGAGCAGGGGGCCAACCAGGACCCTGCCGCCGCAGCCATGATGGCTATGCAGCAGGGCGCGTCGATCGAGCAGGCCATGCAGCAGCAACCCAAGATGCCGCCCGAAGAGGTCGAGAAGATGGTCGACCAGCTGACCATGCAGCTTCTGGTCGAACTGGCGCCGCAGCTGTCGCCGCCCCCGCCCGATGACCCGCTCGTGCAGGTCCGGAAGCAGGAGCTGCAGGTGGCCATGGCCAAGGTCGCAAGTGACGCTGCGGACAAGGCCGAACGGCAAAGGCTCGAGCAGGAGCGGCTTGCCGAGCTGGCCCGTCAGGCGCAGGAGCGGATCGCTGTTGCCAACGCCACGAACCGGACCCGGGCGGACGTGAACCGCGAACGCATCGCGGTGCAGGAGAACATCGCGCGCGAGCGGCTGCAGCTCGAGCGCATGCGTCTTGACCAGCAGATGGCCATCGCGCGAATCAACGCATACCGTGCGGGTAGGAGTGGCACATGAAGACCGTTGAGTTCAGAAACCATCTGTGCAAGATAATCGACACGCGGGTCGAGGAGCTCAAGGAGTCCCTTGCCTGCGGGCTGGCCAAGGATCATGGCGCCTATCTCTCTGTCGTGGGGCAAGTGCAGGCGCTCAGGCAGGTCAAGACCTACATGATGTCCGAGGCCTTGAAGAAGACGCTCGGACCTGATGCTAAAGAG